TGCTAAATAATTAAATATATAAATTATTTATAATATGATATAATTAAATTAAAACTGGGTAGGGGGATTTAATTTGTCAGAAAAAAGTGCATGGGAAAGATATAAAGAAAAAAATGGTGTAACTCCATTAGACATGCTTAACCCAAACACAAAACGTCTATCTAAAGAAGATGCTTTAAAAAGGTTTGATATTTGTAAAGCATGCCCAGAATTAATTAAGCTTACATCTCAATGTAAAAAGTGTGGATGTTTTATGAAGGCTAAGACTCATATAGAAGCTGCTAAGTGTCCACTAAGTAAGTGGTAGCACTAGGTTTATTTTGGACTAAATAGACTTTTTATGCTATAATAAATTATAACCTTAAAAGATGGGGATCTTATGGATATTTATAATGAAAATGACAATCATTGGTTCACAAAAGACAGGTCTGAAACAATTTCAAGTAGAGTTGAAAGATTAATGCCTCAAAGCAATATTTCTATTAGCAATCCAGGACTAGGACTAAACATTTATCATAATGTTTTTTCTAAAGATGATTCAGAGAGATATATTAATACGCTTGAGCACAATCTTTCAGGAGATAAAAAATATAAATGGTCAGAAGCTAAAGTTACAAACTCTGATGCCCCTATTAAAAAAGCAAGAGATTGTGTAGACTTTAAATATAAACAAGAAAACCTGGGGCCGAAAGATGAATCTAATGAAGACCTGATTGATCTTCATGAAGAGATCTATCAAAAACTAAAGATGTGTGTAGATGATTATGCTCACTACTGGGGTATAAATGTTACATATTATGAAGCCTTTAACTTTGTAAAATATGAAGGTGAGGGAACTCACTTTAATATTCATGCCGATCACGGCCCTGCTTATAACTGTACCGTTTCTGCGGTAATCTATATTAATGATGATTACGAAGGCGGAGAAATTAAATTCCCAAGGTTAGACAACTTTGTGCATACTCCAAAAGTTGGAGATATAGCAATATTCCCTTCAAACTATATCTATGAACATGCCTCACTGCCAATGAAATCAGGAACAAAATATTGTGTTGTTATTATGACAGACATTAATCTTTTAGGTCACACAGGAAATTAAAATAGGAGAATATATGAATATAGAAAATCAAATATTACAACCTTGGAGTAGTTATGAAGAAGTAGCTCCTGGGATTGTTGTTTATCACGATGTGTTGCCAACAGATCTAGATATTATTAATAGACTAGAAAATGTTCTAAAACCTCTTGGATCTGAAGGATATGCTTGGCAGCCAGCGTATGTAGGATATAAACAACTAATGCCAGATTATAGAGACTGCGTAGATTTTAAGTTTAAAAAAACAGATATTGAAAATGATAAATCAGAAAGTTCTGTTAAACTTCAGGGTATTTGGCAAGACTGCTATGATAGACAAAAACTAGCAGTAGAAGACTATTGTAGAAGATTTAATATTCATAACTTGAAGTATTGGGAAGCCTTTAATTTTATTAAGTATGAGGCAGGCCATCACTTTATGGAACACCATGATCATGGGTTCTCTTATAACTGTACACTTTCTTTAGTTGCTTACATAAATGATAACTTTGAAGGAGGAGAGCTTTTCTTTAGACTTCAAGGAATTACATATGTTCCAAAAGCTGGAGATGTTGTATTATTCCCATCTAATTTTATGTATCCACATCAAGCAAAAGTAGTTCATTCTGGAACTAAATATTCATTAGTAACAATGCTTGATTATAGTAGTAAATTCCATACACCAGAAATGTATCAAGAAACTGGATCATAATGCCAATTATCACAGCTTATAAAAAGACACCTATGGCACTTAATATAGAGCCCATGTCTATTAAGCGTAACTGGATGGATGAAACTCCACAAGGCCATGCTTATAGGTGTCATCCAGTAACATCTGCCAATGTTATTGGTTGGAGTATTTCTTCTCCAGTAGATATAAAATTTATTTGGAACGGCATCAATGATACAAGCAATACAACTGTAACAATTTTAGAAGGTCAAAATTATGTCTATACAGGTAGAGGGCAGTCTTCAGTTAGCTTCAATACTGGGTTTATTTTAAGAACAAATGAACAAACAAGTGTTTTAACAATAACTCCGCAAAATTATTTTAACCCAGACATAGAGGTAATGTCTTCTTTAATATCTACATCATTTTTAAACACTGATTTTCCATTAGCAATTAAATGTATGACAGCAAACAAAGAAATTACTATTAAAGCAGGGGATCCAATAGCAACTATAATTCCTATATCTCTAACTTCTTTAAAAGATGAGTCACTTGAGATTGTTAATTTTATTCACACTAAAGAATACTCTGACTCTCTTAATTCTTATGGCGCAGCTGCTCAAGAGATCAATAAAATGGGAGAGTGGACAGACTGGTATAGAAATGCTGTAAATGAAAAAGGCGAGTCATTGGGGTCTCATGAAGTAAAAAATTTAAAGCTTAGTGTTATTGATAATTCAGGGGTTAATAATGAAAATAATTGATTTTATAAGCAACAGGCCTTGGCTAACTAAAGAAAGCAAATCTAAACCAGTTCCAATTTCAAAGTCAATGCCACAATGGTACAAAGAAGCTGATAGGTTTGCTAAAATGCCTAACGGAGAATATTGGGTAGGACCAGATAAAGGAAAGATTCCTACTTGGAAAGCATGCCCAGCCATTTTAGATATTTTAACAACAGGGTATAGCCTTGTGACTCCATGCGATATAGAATTTTTTCTAGATGATGCTGGACAAATTGATGTAAAAATTGAAGATCCAATGTATAAGGATTTTGCTACAAGAAGAACGCCTATGCCACAATTTCGTCATCCAGAAGGATACTATAACTATCACTTTGCATGGATGCCAGACTGGGCAGTAAAGGTTCCAGATGGGTACAGTGTTTTATACGTATCTCCTTTTAATCGTTATGATTTACCAATTATGACGGTATCTGGAATCATTGATAATGACAAGGTTAATCTTCCTGGATCGTTCCCCTTTTTCATACAACAAGGTTGGACAGGGGTACTTCCAGCAGGAACTCCATATGCCCAACTACTTCCTTTTTTGAGGGAAGACTGGAAATCTGAAATCACCATCCCAACAGCATCACAAATGATGAACCATAATATAGAAAACAGTAAAAAATATCGTGTTCCAGATGGCGGAGTATATCAAAAAGAAGTCTGGACTAAGAGACTCTACGAATAGAAAATGGTATAATAAAATATGGAACAAAATAAAGATTCATACACAGTAGTAAAAAGAACACCGTCTATAACTCCATCTGGCTGGTTTGGAGATAGTAAAGACATGATCGTTGAGATAGAAAATTTTATGACTGAAGAAGAAATAGAGTTTTTAGAAAAAGCTGCTAAATCTTTGACAATCTGGGATGTAACTCAAAGCCATACAAATGAAAATGGAACTGTTACCTATGACTCAGACTATTGGAAGGATAGAGTTGCAACTCAGCCGACTTTAGATAAAAATGATCCTAAAATATCACCAATAGTTGCTGGCCTATTTCAAAGATTAAAACCAATTGTAGAAGAATTTTATAAAGTAGAAGTTCACCCAACTGGAACAACTATTGTTAAATGGCTTCCTGGACAATTTCAAAAACCTCATGCAGATAAAGAATTACATGAAGGCCCAGATGCTGGAACTCCAAACGATTTTCCCAACTATGATCTTTCTAGTTTGTTTTATTTAAATGACGACTACGAAGGTGGAGAACTATACTTCCCACTACAAGGTGTGCAGTTTAAACCTAAAAAGGGTGCTGCCTATTTTTTCCCAGGAGATAAAAACTATATTCATGGAGTAACTGAGATTAAAAGTGGTTTAAGATTTACATGCCCATTTTTCTGGGAAATATTAAAGCACACAGGAGAAAGACAGCCATGACAGAGTATAGTAAACAAGATTTAGAAGTAATTGAAGTATACCCAAAAGTTTTTGTATATAAGAATCTTTTTAAGAACATTGGTCTTACACATAAAATATTAAAAGATTCTGATGGAACTGATGGTCTATTTAGCCCTTGGACACAGTGGTCTAGTTTTGGAGAATATTTAAACCCAACTTTTAAAGGCTATGACCACGTTTTAAGAATTGAAGATGTTGAAAAAATGGAAGCAATAACAGAAAAAGAAAAAGAA